ACCGCCCCTACGGCGCAATGATGGGCAACGCGGATGAAATGAAGCGCACAGCGGCAACGCTCGAAAATATGGATGAAAACCTATTAGACATCTATATGCAGGCGATTGAAAGCCGGGGCAAGGGAGGCGAAGGAAAGCGCAATGAGGTATGGGAGTACATGAAAAACGAGACATGGTTCACCGCCCGCCAGGCACTGGAGCTGGGTTTCATTGACGAGGTCATCGGCGCGGAAGAGATACCGCAAGGCGCGCAGGGTTTCCAAGCCCTGGCGAAATTCCAGAATGTACCGAAACAATTAATTGACAACGAAAAAAACGACATGAGCAAATCAATCTTAGATCAGATGCGCGCCCTGCTCAATGGCACCCCGGAGGCCGATGCCCCGGTGGCCGAGGCCGCGCCCGTCGCAGAGCCTGCGCCCATCGTCAGCGTTGACCCGCTCGAAGCAGCCCGCAAGCTGCTGGAGGAAAACGGCTACAGCGTGAACGAAACAGCAGCCGCTCCGCAGGAAGACGCCGAAGCCGTGGCATTGATGCAGGCACTGGCGCAAGAAGTCAAGGCGCTACGCACGCAGGTAGCAGCGGCCAAGGCCGTTCCCAGCGGAGGTAGCACCGAGGAAGGAAAAACCGGAAAGCGGGAAGCCACGGCGCGCGATGCGCAGTACTCCAGCTTCGCCGAATTCGTAAAACGTAAAATCGGAACCCGATAATGGCAACAGCAAACGTAAACGGCTTCGATCAGGACTACACCTATGTAGGCCGGAAAAGCCTTGCAGAAACCAACCCCTATGCCGAAGAGGCCAATTCAGTGCAGCTCTATGGCATAGACACACTACACGACCGCCACAGCGTTGCCTTTACCTGGGCAATCAGCACGGGCGGCGATCAGATCCGCTTCACCCCTTCGACCGGGGCGACTACGGCAACGGATTACCTGAAGTTCTACGTCAAGGACAAGAGCGGGAACGAGGCGTACAGCACGGGCTTTCAGTCCAGTGCGGCAACGGCGGCGCTCAATGTCAATACTTCCGGACTCAACCCCAACGATGACTGGACGGTACTTTTCCAGACGGCGAACAACAGCGGCGCGACGAAGGTGAAATTCCAATTTGAAATCGGTACGGCAGCAATCTACGGAAACAGCTCCGCCTCCGTTTCCTACACCCTTTCTTAACACTACAAAAACGTAAAAATATGCCAACTGTAGAAATGGGGCAGTTCAGCGTGAATTTCACAGGCGACGAGGCGAACCAGCTTTTCCTTGAACCCGTGTATTTCGACGATGAAATCACTTCGCAATTTCGCGTGATGCCCAATGTGGTAACGAAAAAGAAAATGGCCTTCGCCCAGGCACTGGAGAACGTGGTTCGCAAGTACGCGGGCTGCGGTTTCAATCCGGTAGGCGAGGTGAAAATGTACGACCGCTCTATCGAAGTAGAGAAAGCCAGGGTTGACCTGGAAATCTGCTGGGACGAATTCGAAGATACCGTATTCGAAGAGCTTTTCAAGGCAGGCGTCCGCCTCCCTGACCTGACCGGTACACTGATTCAGGAAATCCTGACACGCCGCGCAATAGAGGCTATCCGCCTGGACACCGTGCGCCTGGCCTATTTCGGAAACACCGCCTCGGCAGATCCGAACTACGACCTGCTTGACGGTCTTTGGACGGTACACTATCCCTCGCTGGTAGCTGCTGACCTCATCCCGCGCACGCAGACGGGCACGGGCACGGCGCTTGGTGCCGGCGACGGCTTCGACATCCTTCGCGCGGTCTATGACCAGGCACCGCTTCAGCTCAAGGGTATGCCGATGGCGCAAAAGGTCATCAATGTAACAGGCAGCGTGTACACGCAATACCGGGAAGACGTGGAAGACGGCGGCGGCGGCGACTATGGCCTCCTGCGCTTGATTGACGGCGTGGAGCAGCTCACGTTCCGGGGCATCCCGGTAGTACCGCAGTGGCGCTGGGATGAAATTCTTTCGAACCTGAGCATCACCAACGCGCACTATGTGGAATACACCACGCCGCTGAACAAGGTGCTGGCCACGGACGTCACGAACCCGGCCACGGAGCTGACTACCTGGTACGACGAAAAGGACGAAAAGGTCTATACCAAGTCGCGTTTCAAGATGGGCGTGAACTACATCCATCATTCTCTCATCAGCGTAGGCTACTAAGCCCGCGCGTAAAAACGCAACAACATGAGCAACCTTGCATCAGGCCGCTCCGTGAACTGCGCCACTGGCACCTGCGCCGGGGGTGCGGGTAAACTGTACCTGGCCAACGCTAACGAAGTGAGCAGCGTCACCACGTCCAGCGCCGGGGCGTCTGCGATTACGATGAGTTCGACGGCTTATAATTTCTACGAGTTCGACTTCCGCGATTTTTCCGCGAATTTTACGGAGACGACGACGCAGGATTTGGACACGCTCGCCGTATCCGTGGAGCAGAATTTCACGGGTATCTGGACGTGCCGCAATCAGGCCGACCGCGAAATTATCCAATCGCTGGCGAATCAGTCTTGCGGACTTGTAGCCGTACATGTGGAAAATACGGGTAAGTACTGGGTATGGGGACACATCGAGGTGGGCGGGAAAAAGCTGCCCGCGCGCCTTGCGACCGCTGAGAGCGATTCCGGCACCGCGCTGACCGACCCGAACCAGACGACAATTACAATTACCTGTCGTACCAACAAGGTAGCTTACGAGCTGCTGGACGGGGCGACAGTCATGGGCAACTTGATATAATGCCTAAGTTCAAGAATGCCGCAATCAATGCAATGTATGTGGGCATAGACCCTACCGGGCGGCGTGGATTCCTGCGCTGCCCGGTAACGGCATTGAGCGCCGAGGAGCTGCGTGCCTGGCTGGCAATAGATCCGGCCACGGCTGCGAAATACGTACACCCGGAAAGCCTGCACGGCGTTCCGGTGGTCTATCAGGACATAGACAACGAAGCAGGAAAACCAATTCCAACCCTTCACAATGGCGGAAAACGAAAATAAGCGGCGCGCGCGGAGGCCGGGCAAGGCATACCTTGCGAGTAGCTCGGTAACCATTCCGGCAGCTCCGGCCACCAGGCTAATACAGCAGGATATTTTCAACGAACCCACGCGCGAACGCCTGGACATGGGCGGCAATCGCTGGGTGCGTATGTTCGAACAGAACGATACCTTCCTAAAATCCCTTATTGCCTGCGTCAACAACTCCCCCACCCTTCGCCGCATTATCGCGGACAAGACGAACATGGTAACCGGGGATGGCTTCATTCCCATGCAAGGCCGCGCCAATGCCCTGCTGACCACCTCGCAGGCAGCCCCGGCGCAGCTATCGCGGGCACGGCTCAACGCGCTGGAAGACTACATTAGCCGTGTAAACCTGCACGGGCAGAGCCTGACGGAAATCCTGGCGGCGATTGCATACGATTACGACGCCTTCGGGAATTGCTTCTGCGAAATTGTTACCGGCCCCGGCGTGTGCTATATCTATCACGTCCCCGTGTACATGGTAGGCATTCGCAAGGCGGGCGCCGATCAGATAATACGCAGCGTGGGTATATACGACAACTGGGAGGAAGTGCCGCTCAATAGCGATGCGGCGTTTTACGCTGCTAAGGGCTTTCGCGAAGTGCCCCTGTACCCGGAGTTCAGCGAGGCGCAGGACGGGCTGCGGCGATCGGTGATACACCTAAAGCAATACGCGCCGGGCTACTTCTACTGGGGGCTGCCGGAGTGGATAGGCGCTAAGATGTGGGCTGAACTGGAATACCTTATTCAGCGATTCAACGTCTCGAAGCTCGAAAATAATTTCGTGCCCGCAGGCGTGCTTCAGTTTTTCGGGCAGATGAGCCAGACGGAGGCTGCCGCCATGCTCAAAGCCGTAGAGGCTAAGTTTGCCGGCACGGGCAACAACAACAAGGTATTCATGCAGGTGGTGCGCGATGAAAAGCTAAAAGCCCAGTGGCAGCCCCTCGCACAACAGAACGACGGGGAATTCATGGAGCTGCAGAGCCTCGCCGCCTCGGCCATTGTCACGGCGAACCGCTGGAGCAAGAGCCTGGCGGGCTTCGCCACGGAGGGGCAACTGGGCACAAATCAGCAGATA